ACATATTATGTTTATGGCACTTTCATAGAAAGAAATAGATATAAATTTAAAAATAAAGAAGATGCTGAAAAGTTTATTAAATACGCTAATAAAGAATGTAAAAGTTCTATTGAGTGGATATTTTTTGAAGAAAGTATCAAAGAAGAAATAGAAACAGATAAAGATACAATTTTAGGAATACCAGATAATTATAATATATTTCAAAATATAGCAAAAGAAAGTTATCACATATCAAAGCCAATCAAAGCTACAAGTTTATGGAATAGGTTACAACATTATTGTTTCTTTTTTTTCAAAGTAAACAAGATAAGTAAATGGAGTAACTATTCAAATAAATATTGGAGTGACTACATACCATTTAAAAAAGGAGAATAACAAAATGAATCTTAAACTACAAGAAAAAGATGCAAGTGCATTATTTTTAGCACTTGATGAGATAGTTAATTTTGATCTTTATAAAAGAAATAAATTTAGTCCAGAAGAAAGAGATTCTATTGTAGATATTTATATAAAAGTAAAAAAATATAATCCATACCATTTAAAAGATAACCCTAGATATGTAGGTAAAAAATGAAACTTAAAAAAACTAGAAAACAAAGAAAGTGTTATTCATGTAAATCTTTAATAAATAAAGGAGATTTATATGGTCAAAAAAGCATAGC